TCTCGAATGATCTCATCAATCGCTTGCTCATGTGCAAGATCTTGATCGGTCTCAGAGAGTCCATCAGAGTTCCTCTCAACACGTGCAAGGTATGCAGATGTATGGTAACCAGCACTCTCGTCCCAGTTGTACCATTCTGCAAAGCTTGTGAACGGATCGAAAGGATTGTCAATCGTAGTTAGCATGATCTGCTCAGCCACGTTAGCTCTCCTCTCGCTTAAGCCCAGTGTTCAGCGTGCTGACAGGAATGCCAAGCATGTCGGCTACTTCAGCCTGTGTGTAGCCAGCAGCAAGCCTGCTCTTAGCAAGGCTCATGGTGGCAGGCGTCATGACAGTAGCTTGACGAGGCATGGCCAGTTGCTTGACCTGATCCAGATCTGCGTTGTTCAGAATCTGGTTCAGCTTGCTGGGGCTGATAGCACCAGCTTGGACAGCTTCCCATTCCTTGGGGGTGAACTCAATCCTCTGCTTCTTAGCACCGGTTCGAGTACGAGCCTCAGCCAAAGCCTGACCCTTGAGTCTCTTGATCTCAGAGGGTTCAAGGTCGGGGTTAGCCTGGCGCTTTGCGGAAACGATAGCGTTACCAATGAGTTGAGCTTGTCGCTCCATTGGCTTGTTCTTCAACGCTTCGTTAAGCTTGGCGTCAAGCTGGGCCACTTCCTTAGCATAGGCGGTCTTTGCAGAGGGGGAGTAAGGAATGGGGGTCGTTTCAAGAGAGGCCTTTCTTGCAGCGTTGGCCAATCCCTTGAGTCTGTTGGAATGGTCAGCGCACACCGATTCCATGGGGGATCCTGAAGCAAGTGTGTGTGCATCATCAACTTCTGCACCGCGCTTGGTCTTGATCGTTCGAACCTCGTTAGGGTTGACGATCTCACCGTCCTTGTTCCGCTTAGCATAGGTAGCGCCAGTCGGAACATACACCTTCTTGCCTGTGGCCTTGTCAATTGGACCACCATCAGCAGCAGATCTGAGCTTTCGCTCTGGAACCCGGATGTCCGAAGTCGATCGAGAGATGAGGGTTGCAGCGCCCTTGTTAGCGCCACCTTGGTACTTCGCCTTCAACTCCTTGATGTTGTTGTCGATCTCAGACTGCTTGTAATCGAGCTTGTGTTTTTCAGCATCGATCACAACCATGGAATGACGAACAGCGCGTGCCAGCTCAGCATGAGATGCACCCTGAATGGTCATGTCCGTGATGAGGTTTGAAACCTTCCCCATCTCGGTCTGCGTGTTGCCGCCGCCCTTCTGACCCATGACCTTCATACCCTCACGATAAGGGTACCGGTTCTTCGTGTCGAAACCCTTGAGGCCCTCGAGAGGGGGTGAGGTCTTGACGTAGCGCTTGTCGTTTGGGATGACAATGACGGTGTCGCCATCGAAGTCCGCACCAGACAGGCGCTCAGCCACCTTGGAGTGGATCCCAACAGCATCAGTCACCGAACCGAGCATCTTACGAGCAGTGGGGTTACGGTTATTGACCGTAAGCTCAGGGATCTCGAAGATTCCACCATGGGGATATCGAATGAGCACAACCTTCTCACCATCACGGTAAGTGGGTGCGTAGATCTCATTCTCCCGCATGCTGTTCATTGGAAGGATGACCTTCGTTGCTTGACGAGGAAGTGCTGCCGCCTTAAGATGGACAGCAGAAGAATCCACGTCATCCGCATACGATTCCAGAAGCTTCTTCTTCACGACCGGGTTCGTAAGACTCATGATCTCATCGAACTGGGCCTGCTTCTGAGCGTAAGTCAGATCGAGCTGGCGCTTAGCAAGAGCGGGTGTCTGCTTGGAAAGCATCTGTGAAGACAGGCTCTTAGACCAGTCATCCCATCGACCTTCCTCGTTGACGATATTGATAGCCGAGAGTTGCTGCTTACCGGACGCATCAACATAGTGTCGCTGGCGAACGGTAGCACCAAAAGGATTATCAGGATCGTCCTTCTGCTTCTTCAGGGCATCAAGCTTATTACCCGTGTCCGACTTGTTGGTGTTGAACAGAATATCAACACCGTCAGGAAGGTCGTCCTTGTACATCGCCATGCCCTTGAGGTAGTGAGTACCGTCAACGGAAATGCGAACCTGAGCGTATCGAGCACCTCCAAGAGAAAGGTCCTCAACGCCAGGGCGAATGTACATGGTTCCATCAGCATCAGTTCCACCCTGTTCGGCGTACCTAATACCGAGTCGGCTGGAGGAGATGCTCTTTGGAGTCTCGAGCCCGAGATAAGAACGGCCGCCATCCTCAGAATATCCAGTGATGGTTCCGATCTTATCTGTGTTGTTCTTGACCTCGGCCCACGTAGTTCCAGGAGGAGCAAGAACCTTGTACTCGGTATCCTTTCCAGTTCCAAGCTGAGGCTTCTTGACTCGGTGGAGTTCGTAGCCCTCTTCCTGCAGCATGGAGACTGCAGTGGCGAGCTTTTCCTTGCTGATGCCGAGGTGAGACTCAACGCCAAGGCCGACGTCGAGGAAGCCCTTTTCAGCAACCTGAGCCTTCAGGAAGTCAGCAGTAGATCCAAGCACTGCAGTCTTGTCTCGTGCGGACTCTTCAAGAAGAGCACGAACCGAGGACTCATTGCGTCCGAGCTGCTCGCCGATTGCAACGTTAGAAAGACCGCGCTCCTTGAGTTGTAGGGCTCGAGCCTGATCCGCCTTGCGGGTCTCGTTCTTAGCGATAGCCTTAGCCGCACGAAGCTGCGTTGTGGTGATTCCCATACCCTTAGCGATATCGGTCTCAGAGACACCCTTACGCTTCAACTCGTCCACGTAGTTCAGGAAACTCTTGTTTCGCTGATACGGGTTGTCGCCACTACCCCAAGGATAACGCCCAGACTTTCGAAGGACGCCTTCATGCGAGAGGTAGTCATCGAGCTCACTCATGCCAGCGCCTCCATTCTAAGCGTGTCGATGCGACGGTCGAATGCGACGATCGTTGCCATGATCTGATTGATATCATCAGCCTCAGGCTTGAAGGCCTCAATCTCGTCATTTTGGTAGATGCGAAGCTCCATCCGGATCTCGGCCGGGTTATACCCATACTCGAGACAAAAGATGGCAGCGTAGATCTCAAGCTGATGCGGAGATGCCGCATTAACACCAGTCTTAAGATCGTGGATGCGAAGAAGCCCCTTATTGAAGGAAATAGCGTCTGCAGTCCCAAACACGTTGGGTGAATAATATAGAACCTGCTCGGGCGTCATGTGAGAACCGAGGGCGTCGTTGACATACAGGTTCATGGTCTGGCGAGAAGAAGGAAGCTTGATCTTCAGCCGAATAAGCTCAGAAGCAAGAGCGTGAAGCTCGGTGCCTCGCTGCGCTGCAAGAGCATTTCGGAAGGTGTCGTCAAGCTTCTCGTCAGTGTAGTTGATCCAGTGGTATTTGCTTGCGCTTAGAAACGCATGCTTACCGGCGAGATCGGAATGCTTGTTGAAGATCATAGAGAACGGTCTCCTTGTTCTCGGGGTAGACGAATGCAGCGAAAGACATCTCGTCAAGATGATCAACCCACCAAGGCTGGTTAGGCTGCTTCTCTGCATTGGCGAAGGCTTTGGCCTCCAAGACTGCCCATCGATCGTTCCAGAGGATGAGCCAATCTGGAATGCCCTGTTGATAGCCAGAGTCGTTCTTCAGAATAACGCATCCTGGAAACATCACACGGACGTCGGCAAGCAGGCTCTTCTGAAAGTCGCTCTCAAGCTTTCTTTCGCGAGGGGTCATAGCTCCTCCTCTCAGCAAATAAATATGATAGGCTTATTCTATTCCTTTCATTATATGCCATGTTTTAGTCGCGTTTTTTACATATAGTCCAGAAGTTCCGGATACGCGTTGCGAACCAGGAATCGAGCCGTCTTGGAGTGAGTTCTTCCTTCTCTTCGTAGGACGTAATAGATAGTGCCACCTTGATTCTTCTGCGGGCGTAGATCTCGAAGTGTTGCTCTAGATCTGATCCGCCTGTGCGGCCAAACCTGTAGCTCATACTTCGGGAAATCTGGAATAACCCGCCACTCGTCCTTCGGAATCTCGGTCACTCGCATTTGGCTCTGAACACCCCCGTACACTGTCGATCTGTCACTTTGCCACTTTGCCACTTTGGTTTAAGAGTTTCATGTAAAAGTATATGTATTACATATATTTTTCACGCGGTTAATAGAAGTAGGTGGCAAAGTGGCAAAGTGACAGATCATACCCCGATATGAACGGACTAAAAGGACACTTCGGACTCGTTGAAGTCTCTTTTTTCTCGAAGTGCCTTCATCACCATCTGGTCGATCCGGCTCCCTGACCGGAACATGTAGTAGTGGAGATCGGTGAATGGAGTATTCAAGCGGTCAATCCGACCTTGCGCCTGCTCGAATATCTTGTAGGAGTACGGCAGTGAGTAGAAGACCATCGCGTCCGTGTCGATGCAATTCCACCCTTCAGCCCCGGCAGTGAACTGCACAAGATATATCCACTTGTCCCCAGCGGGTATTGGCTGATGCTTCTGTCCATTCCATTCAGCTACAGGACACCCCAACGCTTCGCCCAGTATCCGCAACCGCTCTAGCTCATAGTTGAAGTTATAAAAGACGATTAGTTTAGGGTGTTGTTGGGCAAGTTCGATTACCTTGTCCAGGCGAGAAGGATCGGAGTTGACAACCTGTCGCGCAACCCTACACATCTCCCCGGCATCCTTGAGCGGCCGGTCTTCATAGATGTGCCATCGGTCTTTCCAGACACGATCGAAAGTAGCGTGTCCGTAAGGTAGCGTGACATTGACTGGATGTCGTACCGTGTGTCTCTGGTCGGGCATGGCCACAAGAATACGTTGGCGCAAGCGATAAAGCCGCGAGGTCTCCACATAGTGATCAACTGTTGGAAACTTAGCGAACTGCTTCCAGACCACGTGCGTTCGTAGGAATTCGGTCCGATTCTTGTAAAACCCGTTTGCGACAAATACAGGGATGTAGTCCATCCAATTGTCGCCAGGCGTCGCAGACAGGATGATCCAGGAGTTGTTCTCAGCAATCTTAAGGAAGGCCTTAACCCAAGCTCCGGAACCCACCAAGCGCTGTTCATCGAAGATAAAGAAAGCATCTCGTCGATCAATATAATCGGTGATGTTATTCCACGAGTCGACCGTGACAAGGACGTTCCCATAGCTATCCTCTCTGTTACCCTTTGTTAGACCGAATCTAGCAACCTCAGCATCCCACTCAAGCTTGTTACGCTTAGTTGCAGTCGTGATGATGTAGATATCCTTGGTTCTGTGGTTCTGCTCCCAGTAAGCAATTGCAGTGATCGACTTACCGCTGCCAACCCCACCCTTAAGGATGCAGCCGTTCTTCATCTCCGCTAGTGCTTTGGTCTGAT